TGTGGATGAATTTACAATGACAGTTCAAAGAAGTGGAGGACATCAGCCCCACATTTCTTTTGATGATTTCACAATTCAAGAAACTGGAACACCTTTAGTTTATACAGTAAGAGTTCCTGAAGCTGAGGTTTACATGATTAATCAAATTAACTTTTTATTTGTTGATGATGTGACTTCTATTATACCAGTAGTAGGAACTACAGAAAATGCTACAGGTGTAGGACTTTCTTATAATAAATTACTAGGCATCCCTGAGTTGACTAACGGTATAGTATTTACAAGATTTCAGAATAATAAAAAAGTAATTAATCTAAACCTAAAAAGTTTATGTGATTTCCTTGCATTCTCTGTAATCCTAGACCATGTAAGTGATGGTGTAAACACTTTGTTAACTTTATCAGTGGTATTAGATGAACCAATACTTTTAGATGGTAAAAGTAATGATGAGCTTAGTTTAACTATTTCAGATGACTTAAGTAATTTATTAAAGTTCACAGCATTAACAAGAGGAAGTATAAGGTCAGACCCTACAGACATTGACTATTTAGAGAAACACGGATTTTAACAGGAAATTAGGAATAGAATAATGAAGCTAGCAAGAGAAATAGAAAAGGATGGAGTAAAGGAGTTATTACTTAGTATTAAAACTTTAGTTTTTGCAAGTATAGTTACAGTACTTTTACTACCTGCATACTTATACTCTATAGGGTATGCAGTATGGACAGGAGTTACATTAAAAGATTGGAAAGCACCATTTAGATTTATTTGGAGTTTAATCAATGGAACTTTGTTAAGTATTGCTTGGTTACTTACTCAATTAGCTATATTTTTAGACTTTCTATGGAATGTACTAGGAGGAGAAGCTATAGAAGATATGCTAACTACTAGAGAAAATACACAGTTTACTAAAGGGAAGACAACTGTATCACAAGCTGCAGGTAGGGAGATGTTAGATGGTTATTATAAAGATAACATGTTATGGTTCTCTAAAGTAGTTAATAAAGTATTTAGACAGAAGAATCACTTTAAAGGTGCTATTAGAAAAAAAGATGCTATTGCAGCAGTAGATATATTAGATTACTATGAAACACTAAATAAATAAACATGAATTTAAGTTACGATAATATAAAGAAAAGTGTAGAAGCCAAAGGGTATAAATTCTTCACAGGTCACGGGAATATTAACCTAATAGGAATTAGGACTAGTAACTTAATTACTAATCTATTTGATGATATCTTCTTAGTAGTATATGAAGACAATGGAGCTAAGGTAGTAGAAGAGTTTAATGACTTTACTACAGACCCAGGTAATTACTATACTAAGTATAAACTACTTAATGATGAAGGTGTAGCTATTCTAAAACCAGGTCAATGGCGTGGTATGTGGAAAATAGGTAAGCATAGAGGTAAGTATGAAGCTGGAGTTCAAGCTGGAAAGGTTACTGTTTATAGAGATAGAAACAGAGACACAGTTATAGACATTGAAAATGATGATACAGGTAGATTTGGTATCAACTTACATCATGCATCTGATGCTGTAGTTGTAGGTAGATATTCTGCAGGGTGTCAAGTATTTCAAGATGATGCTGATTTAAAAAGAGTTCTAAAGAGAATGAAATTAAGTAAAGCTATTTATGGTGATACATTTAGTTATACGTTGTTAGAGAAAAAAGACATATGCAAATAGAAATCAATGACTTAAAATTAGTACCTTTGTATATATTAGCTATAGCAATACTTATGAATGTATGCTCTAGAAATCAAACAGAACCTATGTCAGCTAAAGATTACCAAGTAATTTCACACACAGTAGTAATTGACACAGTTCCTTTTCATGTAGCAGTTCCATATCAAGTACCAGTAGAAGTTACTGTTCCTCAATTTGTTACATATCATGATACAGTTTTTGATACTATTTATAAAACCTACGAGTACAATAATCCTTATGAGGATTCTCTAATTGCAGGTACTATATTCTCTAGAGTAAAAACAGACGGTACTCTAGTTGAACAGAATTTAACATATACTCCTAAGTTTCCAAAGTACATCTATAGAACAGATAGTGTTACTTTATTGAAACCAGAGGAGAAAAGAAATAAAGTCTTTATAGGATTAGATGCAGGTATTGCCTCTAACTACTTCCTTGTAAAGCCTAAAGTAGAATTTATGACTAAGCAAGAACTTAAGTTTGAGTTAGGTTATGATATTATTAATAAAGGCTACCACGTAGGTGTTAGTAAAAAAATCTCATTTAAAAATGCCAAATAAAACAAGTAAAGCTGGTCCTATATCAGCAATGACAGCAAAAGATACAGTAGTAATCTACGTAGGTAAGAATAAATTACCTAAGCATATTAGTAAAGCAAATTTCTTAGCCTTAGTAGGTGAAGGAGGTGGAGCTAGTTTCTATGCTGAAGATGGTACTATACCAGGAGTAAGACAAGTAGATGGTGATTCTAATACAGGTACCCTTGCTTTTGGCGAATTTGACACTCTATACTTCAACGGGAATGATGTTGAACTAGAAGGGAATAATATACTTCGCCTTTCTGCTCCAGAAATGACATTTAATGGTGTTGAAGCTTTATATGTAGCGGAAGTTGAATTAAGTGCTGCTCAAATCATAGCAATGAATGGAGCACCTGTTGAAGTAATAGGTACACCAGGAGCAGGTAAAGTAATTAAGATAGTAGACATGACTCAAATATTAGACTATGGAACAGTTACCTTCACAGGTGGAGGTGAAGTTGTATTATTTGACTCAGATGATGAACCTTTAACAGAGGCTATACCTACTGCATCAGTGACAGACACATCAGATGTTATATTTGTTACAGGTGCGGTTATTGCGCCTCATATTGCGCCTCCTAATTCTCCAATTTATATTACAAATGATACAGCACCATTTGCTACAGGAGATGGAGTACTTAGATTAAAAATAACTTATAGAGTATTTAATACAGGACTATAAACACTAAAATAAAAATATTATGCCAGTATACGGAGATGAAAATGATGCACTAGGTGGTGCAGGAACAATATATGATTTTACAACAACAGCACAGACTAGTGTTAACTATAAGTATATAGTTATCAATGCTAATGCAGTATTTACTTCCCTTACAGATGAGAAGGGAATAGATGTATTAGCAGAACAAGGAATTGGTGCTAACACTGTTTACTCAGTAATGGTAATAAGAGCTGTCTTAGGTAGAAGAATAACAGGATACCAATTAGCAAGTGGGTCTATAGCTTTAGTACGTTAAGATGTTTAGCTTTGGATTTGGCTATGATAGAGTCATTAACTATCTAGGTACATTTGACCCTCTTGATATAGATGGGTTACAACTATATTTAAATAAAAGCTTAGGAGTTGACTCTGCTGTAGAAGGAGAGCTCGTTTCAGAGTGGCTAGACCAATCACCCAGCTCATTCACCTTTAGTCAAATCACTGTAACGAAGCAACCTGTATTAGGTGCTAATTCAATTAATTTTGATGCGGTAGATGATATTTTGTCGGTAACTGTTGCTGATGCTTTAAATGATACAAGTGGGATAATTTTCTTCTCATACTATTGGGATGGGGTAAGTGTTTTATTTCCATTTAGTTCTGCTGACTCTGCTGCTGCCAATAGGTATGCTGAGATAAGTATAAATTCATCTGGAGATGTTAGATTCATATATCGTGATGGTGTTACTCCAGATAGAATTGCTATGACTGACTCTTCTGTAGTTGGGTATAATTACGGGTGGATTAGGTCAGATGGTTCAGTATACACAATGTCTTTGAATGGGTCTGGGCAAGTACTAATTGTAGATTCTGGAGCAAGCAACGGAAATTGGTTTGGAGATTTAACAGGAAGGGATGATCTTTCAGTTGGAGGGCTTATGGATAGTTCACCTTCTTATGGTAAGGATATGGCTAATAAACTTATATACTCTAATGCTACCTTAACTACTGAGAAAATAACAGAAATAGATAACTTCATGTCAGACCCTAATAATTAGATTATGGAAGGAATAATAATAAACACAGAACAAGAGTGTATTGACTTAATTGCACAGATTGATGAGGAGTTTTCTTTTCTCTATGAAGGAGTATCTAAGACATATACTTACTTTCTTAAGAATTTAACTAAAGATAAATACTTAGTTATTATAGACAAAGCCAGGATAACTCCACTGGCTACTTATTACCCAGATAAGTTTAAGAGATTACCTTATAGATTAGAGGATATAGTAGAAGTAGATAAAAATAATTACATACAACAAGAAACAATTTAAACAATGCCACACAGATTAACAGATTTATGGACCAAAGTTATAGGTTTTGGTTCAGCAGGATTATTAAGTTTATCATTATACTTATCTCCTATTTACCCCTTAATGGCTTTAGTAGGAGCTATGATATTAGCAGATACACTAACAGGACGCTGGGCTGCAAAGTATGTAGCAATACAAGAAGGTAAAGATGTACGTTTAGAAGTATCTTCTCAGAAAACTAGAGATGGTTTATTACCTAAGGTATTTAGTTACACGTCAGTAGTACTTATTATCTACGTATTAGATAGGTTTATGTTAACTGATTTATTTACACATTTCCTACCTACATTTCCAGTTGAGTATAGTGCAACAAAATGTGCAGGATTAATTTTAATGTGGGTTGAATTTGATAGTATTGATGAAAACTACTATAAAGTAAAAGGTGTTAGGATTAAAGACATTATAGCAGATAAATTCAAAGCAGCTAAAAAACTAGCCAGTATAGTTAAATCAAAAAAGAAAGATTAAAATTTTATTCTTACCTTTGTGACCATAACTAAAACGATGTCATGGTAAAGAATTTAAAAGTAGAAGAAGTAATGATGCTAGATAGTGTCATTGGTAATATTATTGGAAAGGGAATTCCAGTTCTAAAACAAGAATTACTAGATGCTAAAGTATTATTAGCTGAAGTTACAGAGACAACACTTACAGCAAAGCAAACCTTAGTAGATAAGTACATCACCAGAAATGAAGATGGTACAGGAATCCTTAAAGATGATGTAGATATGTCTAAACCACTTATGGTTACTGATTTTGTATCTACTGATGAAGAGGCAATGGTTAAAGAAATTGAAGCTCTAACTGCTCAAGACATTGAGATAGAGTTTGAAACAGTATCTAAGGGTAAAGAGATACTTGTTAAAGTAGATGGAGAGTATAAAACTTTTACACTACAGAAGTACTTAGAGATGTCTACTGAAATAGATTCAAGGACATTAGGATTAATTAATGAATTTTTTATCAATGACTAGAAGAGACTTAAGAGAAATACTTACAGAGAAACCAGGTTATTTGAAAGCTGGATTCCGTAGAGTAGCAGAGCAGTTTGGTGTATCTAAGATGTTAGCCAAGGAAGTTATCATAGAAGTTAAAGATAATCTTAATAAAACTACTCCGTCAGGGGTAGAAGTAGTAGAAAGAGCACATACTCCAGAAGCTACATTACAATTCATAGCTAAAGAACTAATTGCTCAAGGTAAGATAGATGAAGCTATAGATGTACTTAACAGAGTTAAGAAGGAATCATCTAAACCTAGTTACACTACTAGTAAGTTTGAAGACGGTAACTATGTAGTATTAGGATGTTCTCATTTACCTTTCCATAATAAAGCAATGTGGGCAGCTACTTGTAAACTTATTTCAGATATGCAAAACCTTAAAGGAATTATCCTTGCAGGTGATATCTTAGATATGCATTCTATCTCAAGACATAGTAAAGGTAAAATCAGATTAGCTGGTTATACATTAGCTAGAGAATATAAAGAAGCTAATGAAGCTTTAGATATGCTAGATGAGGCTATAGGAGATAGAAAGATTATCAAGGAATTCTTCTATGGTAATCATGAAGATTGGTATAACCAATGGGGTAAAGATGTGGATAACAGCTACTTAGGTAGAGCAGGAGCTAAATCTCCTTATGATGCATGTTTTAAGCATAGAGGTTACAATACACAATTCAACTGGAAAACTGCTAGTGTTCAACTAGGAGACTTAGAAATTATTCACGGAGAGTGGTGTGCTAAACATGCTGCAGCTAAACATGCTTCAGAATTACATAGAAACATTGCATTCTTCCACACACATAGAATGGGTACTTACTTTGAAAGTAATATTGCAGGCTATAATTGTGGTTGGGGTGGAGATAAGAATAAAGATGTGTTTAGTTACATGTCTAAATCACAAAAAGAAAACTGGAGAAATGGTATCTTAACAGTAACATTACACGGTGGTATATCATACCCTAATGTACTTGACTTTAAAGATGGTCACTTCTTCTTCAACAATAAACTATATTAGAATATGGCTACTCAGATATGTTCAGATTGTAAAAAGGTTAAAGAATACACTTGTATTTATTTTCACTCTAGAAGTGGATGTAAATTACGTAAGCAATGTAAAGAATGTATAAACACTAAAAGAAAAAAAGCACGGAATAGCTCACGTACTCAAAGACAAAACTCAGTTAAACAAGGAGTAAAAGAGTGTATTAAGTGTATACAACACTTACCTCTTAGTGATTTCTGGAAAAACAGTTTTAAGTGTAAATATTGTACTACCTTACAGATGAAAAAATGGAGAAAAGAAAATAAAGCTTACTTGAAAGCTTATAATGCAATGAAAACTTATAATATAAGTGAAAAGCAGTACCATAATTTAATGGTTATCCCTAACTGTGCTTTATGTGATACTTCTTTTGCTTTACTTACTATAAATAAAGAACCTAGAAATATAGACCATTGTCATACTTCAGGGAAAGTTAGAGGAGTACTATGTAGTAGATGTAATACTGGATTAGGGAAATTTAACGATAATATAGATTTAATTAAAAACGCTTTAAAATATTTAAAAAATGCCTAGTTTTAATGAAGTAATTTATGACATCATGGAGGTTGTCAGAGGTAATCAAATCTCTGATGATACTGAGATATCAGAAAGACACGTAATATATCAAGTAGATATCCAGAGAGCACTTTGGTTAAGGAAAGAGTATAATAAACCTGGAGTAAGTATTGATACTCAAATTACCCAGGATTTAGGATGTCTAGAATTAGTGGAAGTAGATGCTGCAGAATGTTGTACTATAGAATTAGGATGTACAGTACTCAGGACTAAGAAGAAAATGCCTAAGGCAGTTAAATTTCATAGTAGCCTGGGTATCACTAGAGTAGGACCTATTCACAAGCTTAAACTTCCATTTACTTATATGGATTATGATAAAGCTATTTATACTGCTAGTGCTGAAAGTAAATACAGTAAAGGCGTAATTACATTTTCTCTTAATGACTATGTATATGTTATTATGACAGACCCTAATATGATTCACTTAACTCATATTAATGTTAGAGGTGTATGGGAATCTCCTGCAGCTGTAACTGATTTTGCATGTGATGTTGAAGGAACTACTTGTTTCTCATTTGATGATGAGTACCCAGTTAATATTCACTTACTACCTTATATAAAGGAACAAGTATTAGCACAGTTTGGGATGGCTGCTAGTATTCCTAAGGATAGTGCTAATGATGGTCAAGAGATTTTAAATAAACAATAATGGAAAAAAGAGGGAAACAAAAAGAGAAGTATGTTGCCCACATTAAAAGTAAAGATTTCTTTAACTACTACGCTAAGAAGTATTTTAAAGACTATACTAATGAGAAGGGAGAGGAAATTAAAAGAGCCAAGATAGATAGGAATACTCCTTACTATATTGATTATGATTTGTACTGTAAGGTTATCAGTGCATTCAACTTAGAAATCAAAAAACTTATTCTAAATGAGTCTTTTGATTTTGTGTTACCCAGAAAGATGGGTATCTTAGGTATAAGGAAAAAGAAGATTACTCCCTGGATAAATGAGGAAGGTAATCTAGTTAATCCTCTACCACCAGATTGGAAAGCCACTATGGACTTATGGGAAGTTGACCCTAAGGCTAAAGCTGAAAAGAAATTAGTAAGGCATTTCAATAAACATACTAATGGGTATATAGCACAATGGTATTACTCTACTAGGAGAGCAAATTATAAATGGAAGTCAGCGTACTCCTTTATACCTTGTAGAACTGCTAAAGTAGATTTATGTACTATACTTAAAGCCCCTAATAACAAAATAGATTATTACGAATTATGAGTTTATTTAACGGAAAATATGTAAGTGTAGAAACCATCATCTCTAAGGTATACAGAGATATGGGAATGTCAGGTTCAATAGAATTTGGTGATGCTTTAGAATGGGCTGGAGAAGCCATGGAATTAATTGGAGCTAATAACTACCTAATAGAATCCGTTAAAGAAGTTTATGTATCTGATTACAGAGCATGTCTTCCTGTAGAGTTATTCCAGATTATAACTATAGGAGCTTCTCCTGTAGAAGATGATACTCCTCAAGAAGAATGTAGACAAGCTAAAGGGTATACTCAGATGAGATACTCTACTGATGCTAATCACCACTGGTACTGTGATGATAACAATGATAGAAGTTGTCAGTCAGATTTAACTTACAAGGTTAATGATAACTATGCCTTCATGAACTTTAAAACAGGTTACATCAAGATAGCAATGATTTCTATTCCTGTAGATGACAGAGGATTCCCTAGAGTTCCAGATGATGCTAAATTTAAAGAAGCAGTTGCTTCTCATATTAAATGGAGATTAGCTTTCATAGAATGGTCAAGAGGTAAGATGGCTGCAGGAGTTTATCAAAAACTAGAAGCAGACAGAGATTGGTACATAGGTGCTGCTCAAAATAGAGCTAACATGCCAGGTATTGATATGATGGAATCTATTAAGAATAACTGGTTAAGACTTATTCCTAAGATTAATCAACATGCTGATGGATTTAAATCTGCAGGTACTCCAGAACAAAGACATAATCATAACACTACTAGTGGAAATGATGGTAGCCGTAATCATAATGGTAGTACAGAAACTTATTTTAACATAGAGAAGATATGAAGTCAGTTCAAGGATACTTAGGAGGTATGAACCAGGATTCTGCAAAGAATAAAAGACCTGCTAACTCATACTACTCCTTACTAAACTTCAGAGTAACTACTGAGGATGGTTTATCTACAGGTTCTTTAGAGACAGAGAAAGGTAATAAACTAGGCTTTGTTATGCCAGATATTAAGAAGCAAGGTATAGTTAGTAATCTTACAGGTACTGTAACAATTAACTTTCAAGATGCTACTCCGTCAATAGTTATAGCTGTTACTGAGGATAATGTATTTACTGAGATTAGTACAGATGCTGCAGTTATTGCACTAGGTGCAGATGTTACAGTATATCAAATAGGAAGTACTACAGTAATTGAAGATACTAATGGAGCTAAGATTTTAACTATTATAGGTACTCTAGGTGCTACAGTAGAATTAATAGCTGCACAAGAAGAGCTACAGATTATAGGATGGACTACTATTGTAGATGATATTATAGTATTTACTTCCTCAGTTAATTCTGCAGGAGGTGGAACTGCAGGTCAAATATGGAAACTTACTTATGATGAGGCTACAGATACTATTATTAATATTGGAGCATCTAATACATTAGTAGTTACAGAGCATTTAAAATACAATAACTTAACAGATTTCTCACACCTATATAGAATAGGTAGAGCTATAGGTAGATATGAGACTACTAGTATACAAAGAGTCTACTGGACAGATAATAATAGTCCTGTAAGAACCTTTAATGTTGCAGACCCTTACGCATTTGAAACACCAGTAGAGAATTTAGATTTAAGAGCAGGAGTTACTTTTGTACAGCCTACTATAGAATCTATAGGTACAGGTAGTTTACCTGATGGTGTAGTAGTACAGTTTGCTTATAGGTTACTAGATACAGGAGGAGCAGAAACAATTTATTCACCTACTTCCACATTGGTAAACTTACCTAGTAACAGTTTAACAAGTACTAACTATGAAGACTTTGAAGGAGATAAAGTAGTAGTGAGCCCTGGAAGTAACTCAGTAACATATACTATCAATGGTTTAGATACTGAGTATGATGTTGTAGAACACATAGTTATAGTATATACTAAGAATGGTGTTAGAACTATTTATAAGTTTGATGAGGAATATGTTAATTCTGATGGTAGTACCACAGTGACATGTTCTTCTATAGAAAATGCTATACAAATTCCTTTAGTGGAATTTAGTATGTTAGCTTCAGGTTTTGATAAAGCTAAAGACATTGAAGTGGTTGATAACCAGCTTATTGCTGCTAATACTACTACAGATGATTTTACTATAGACTTTGATGCTAGAGTTTATAGATTTAACAGCTCAACAGATGCATTATTAGATGATGATTCTCCTATTACACTTAGTGGTCCTACCCCTGCATATGCTTCAGTACCTGATGAACAAGATGCTATCAATACTTACAATGATGAGGACAATGCTGGATGGTTTACTGCAGTTAATCAGTATAAGTACCAAGTAGATGGTACTACCTTAGGAGGTAGTGGAATTAATATCAGTTATGAGTTTACTTCTCATGCTTATTTAGCTAATACTGAAATTACTCATCCTACTACAAGTCCACCTCATGTGGACATGACAAAATTTAGTAGTAGTAATGGTCCTATAGATTTAGGTATACTAGAAGCAGATAGTAGTTTAAAACCTATCTACTACGGAGAACAGTTTAAAAACATGGCTTCTTCCTGGCTACCAAATAACTTTACTGGTTACACTAGAGGAGAAGTATATAGATTTGGAATAGTATTCTATAATGCTAAAGGAGCAGTTTCATTTGTGAACTGGATTGGAGATATTAAATTTCCTAATGCAGATGATGGGTATCCATTAATGCATACTAATGGAGGATTTGATTACTTAAATACCTTAGGCGTAGAATTTACAGTAGATACTTCTTCTTTATCTAGTAATATTAAAGCATTTGCTATAGTAAGAGTAAAAAGAGAAGAATCAGATAAAACTAAACTAGGTTCAGGAATTCAAATGTTCTTTGCTAGTGCAGGAGATGCTACAGGGGGAAATTCATTACCTGATTTATGGGAGAACACAGGTCCTTCTGGTCCAGGAGCAGCTACTGCTTATTCTACTGATTATAAAATATATGGTACAACTGAAGCTGGTTTCTCCTGTAGTGATTATCCAGGAATTAATAGTTTTCAGTCTACAGCTCAAGGAAAAAGACTTACCTATATGTTGGGACCTTTAGCTCAATTATATAATACAGCATTTAAAACCAATGATTATATTGATACTAGGGGTTACTACAATAGTACTTTAGCTTTATATGGTGGAGACCAATCTGTAGGTGTAGGTAGTAGGTCTTATGGCTTCTACTATAAAGCAGAAGGAGATTTAATTGTCAATCCTTATGCTAGAGAGAGATTTGAAATAGAAGAAGTCCAAGATTTAAAAGTTGGTGAATTTATAGATGCTAATACAGGGATTCTTAATACTTGGGGAGCTATAACTACTATAGGATTAGCTAATGCTAGTTTAGCTAAAGCAACTGATGAAGTCCCATTAGGATTAGGTTCTCCTAAGAAAATGTTATTATTAGATGATACTAATTCAGTAACTAATAATACAGTCTCTCCTACAGATGCTGTAGGTAATGCAGGAAATCTAAGACACCCTCATGATGTCACACACAAAGCTACTATGGATTTTAATGGTACAGATGTTAGTATAACTGATATCTACTTAAAAGAGATACAGTACTGTAGATTTGTATTAGAGCAGTATGGAGGTAAGACATATACAGACAGAAGTAAGAATCAATACATTAGTACTAATGCGTATCAGGTATTAGAAGGAATAGATTCTACTTCATTTACATTTAAAACATACGGAGGTGATACTTACGTAAACTATTATGATGAGGAGCAACTACAGTTTTACTGGAATCAAGCTACTGCAGATGATGAAGTATATAGTGAACCTATAGATAATAAACTATCTACTGCTTTTTGTTTTCCTGTAGAAAGTACAGTTAACGCTGATTACAGATATGGTAGACATTGGGCTGCTAGTAGAGATGCTGCTAGTATGGGTATTTATGAATCTAATGATTGGAGCTATAATCCTTTATGGAATGTACAGAATAAGTCAGAGGAGAAATTCTTTGCTCAAGACTTCTTAACTTCCTTTGTAGAAGAACACCCTCATCAACTATGGGCATCTGATGCTAAGTTAGATGGTGAGCTTTCTGATAGTTGGAGGTCATTTAAGATAGCTAACTCTACAGAGGTTAATGGTATACACGGACCTATTAATAGAATCATAAACTTTAAGGATAGATTATTCTTCTACCAAGATAAAGCTTTTGGAGTAGCATCTATCAATGAAAGAAGTGTTATCCAGGATAATTCTGGACAAGAGTTATTATTAGGTACAGGAGGAGTATTCCCTGACTACAGCTATATCTCTACCAACACAGGTAGTTATCATCAGTTTGGAGTAGTAGCTTCTGAGAATGCTATATACCACTATGATGCTAGGCTTAAGAAATTATACCAATTTACTGGTGGAGGAGCAAGTCCTATATCAGAATTAAAAGGTATGAGTGCTTTCTTTGATAAAAATATTAATGGTGAGATACTTAAAGCAGATAAAACACTAGGTGAAGGTACTGATGGTCCTGCTGTAGGAGTACATGCTGTACCTGACTTTAGATACAACAGAGTATTGTTTACATTCTTAAAACATTTTCCTTCTACAGATGGTACAGAGTATCATGATGGAGCAACTTATGATGCTCCTGCAGATATATATGTAGAGGAAAACGGTAACATATACTATTTTGTTGATGCAGTAAGAGAGACAACAGTTCCTTTCCCTAGTATGGCTTCTATAGGTGGAGTACTCTTAGATAAGTCTGAGATGGGCTTTACCATTAGTTACAGTGAATTAATACAGGCTTTTGAATCCTTCTACAGTTATGTACCTAATATCTACCTACAATATGGTAGAAGATTACTATCTGCTTCTCCTTTTGCTAGAGGGTCAGCTTATGTACACAATGAAGGTGAAATGGCTACATACTATGATGAATCTCCATATAAGTCTATCCTACATACAATACTAGGAGAAAAAGGACAACTTAATAAAGTTTGGAGCAACCTTGAGTACAAAGCAGAGTTATATGATACAGATGGAGAGGATATCTATAATGAGACATTTACTTCTATACAGTTCTTTAATGAATATCAAGATACAGGTAAGATAACACTTAATGTTTCTACTGATATTAGACCTGCTACAAATGGTGGAGACATCAAGAGAAGGATGAGAACTTGGAGATATACTATCCCTAGAGATTCTACAGATGGAAAATCCAGACTGAGAAACCCATGGTTACATTGTATTTTAGAATATGATAACAACCTGAATAAGAGTCACATAGCACATGAGTTAATATATGCTTATAGTACTACTCCTATGTAACTTAACAACAGAACACATTGTATGTTACTGTAAATCACATACTTATAAACAAAATAAAGGATGTTCTTCATTGTAAGAGCATCTTTTTTTTGTATATTTGTATCCAAATATGTTTGATAACACCCCCCATTATGGCAAATAAGAAAAAGAAAAAGGTACAGCTGAATCCCCATGTAGCTCTACCTTCCTTCTCATATAAGAGAAAAAAAGCAAATGGTGGGGCATTAACTACTGATGTATTCTCTGCAGGAGCTAATATAGCTGCTGACCTAGTAGATACTTTTGTAGATGAAGAAGAAGGTAGAGAAGTCAATTTAGGTAAAAGAGCAGTATCTGGTGCGTTATCAGGAGCTGCAACTGGTGCTAAACTAGGCTCTATACTTCCTGGTCCTGGAACAGCTATTGGTACTGCAGTAGGAACTGTAGCTGGAGGAATAGGTGGATATATATCAGGACAAAAGGAACAAGAAGCTACTACAGCAGCTTTAAGAGCTAGTCATGGTAGAGCTAATGGAGGATTTTTGAATCCACATGAGTTAGCAATGGGTGGAGACATAGAAGAAATTAATGGTCCTACACATGAAGAAGGTGGAGTAGCTATGGGACCTAATGCAGAAGTAGAAGGTGGAGAAGTTAAAGTAGATGACTACATATTCTCAGATAGATTAGGTATGCCTGATTCTAAGAAGACCTTTGCTGATGAAGCTAAAAAAATTAAAAAGAAATATGAACTTAGAGATGATGACATCACTAAGAGGTCTCAAGAAGCAGAGTTAACTAAGTTAATGCAGGCTAATGAGGTTATGAGAATGGAACAGGAAGCTAAAGAACAAGCTAAGGCTGAAGCACAAGCTCCTCAAGTACAACCAGGAATGGAAGATGTACCTCAAGGTACTCCTGAATTTGCAGATGGTGGTCCGTTATCAGATTCTACTTCAGTAGATGATTTTAAGTTTGACTTAGAACAACCTTTAGAAAGTTTATCTAAGTTACCTGAGGCTAATAGACTAGAAGATAGAAGACGTACTGAGTTACCTATTCTACCTATGGCTAACCCAGATGCAGAACTTAACATGCCTGTGTATGAGAAGTTTGCTTTAGGAGGACCTACTAGTTCTAGGAGAGGAGACCAAATTGATATGAGAGAAATAGCTGCTCCAAAAATGATGGGAGATGCTGGGCAGAGTCTATATGAAGCCAATATAGAAGCTAAGATGAATAGTCACATGAATAACCTTGATGACTTGTATTATGAAGATAATGTAGTAAAAAGACACAGTGAAACTGATAAAGGAGGTAAAACTAAAAGTAAACGTGCTTTAGGTGGACCTTTAGATGAATTAAATAAAGATTTAGCTCCTTTACTAGATGACCCTAATGCAGTAGAGAATGCTCCTTTTTTAGCAGAGTCTAGAGATGTAGGTAAAGCTTCATTTACAGGAGGACCTAAATTAGATAGAAATAACTTACCTATATTTGAAGATAGTCCATTAAAGAAATTACAGTCTGCTAAACATAACTACTTAGACTCAAAACCTGATGGAGATGGTTTAGGTGGAGATGAAAAATCATTTGGTAATGAAGAAAAAGCTTTATTAGCTTCTAGTCTACCTGCTATGGGAAATATGATTAGAGGTATGAAGCCAGAAGTAACTAAGTTTGACAGAGTTAAACCAGCTACTATTTCATTACAAGGTCAAAGAGACTCTACAGATAGAGACTTAGCTTTGGATAGGAGAATTAATAGAGAAAATGCTAGAGGTAGTGGTAGAAGCTCTGGAGCAGTACTTAGTTCATTAGCTACAGGTAATTCAGCTATCACTGAAACAGGTATTAAATCAAAGATGCAGTCTTATATGTCTGAGGAGAATACTAATACTCAGATTAGAAATCAAGCTAATCAAACTAATACATCTATTGCTAACAATGAAATTATAGCTAATGAGCAAAATAGAGCCATGGCTGCTACCTTAAAGGGTATGGGTATGACTAACATGAGTGATAACTATCAAGGTTATATTAAAGATAAAAAATTAGCTAGTGAAAATGTAAGACAAAATGATAGACTTATGTCTATGATTAATGCTACCTTCCCTAATTACAATTGGGAAGATGATAATGGTGACTTTGCAATTAAATTTGCTAATCAATTAGCTACCAAAGAAACTAACGCTTACGGAGGATATGTCCTTCCAAAAATATAAATTATGCCAGGAATAAATAGATTTTATAAACCAACACAGTCAAGTTACCAGTCTCAATTTGTGCCAGATAAACTACCTGCAGACTTAATGCTGAAAGCCTTAGGTAATCAACAGCAGAAGTACAATAAGATGGATGCTAATATGACAGAGTTTGGTAAGTGGAAACAAGCCTCACTAACTGGAGAAGATACTAGATTTGTAGAAGGTAAACAACAGGATTTAACAGAATTTATTGACGGTGCTTCAACTAAAGATTTAGGGTCTCAAGAGTTTGCTAGAGAGTACCAATCTTTTAAGAAAGACTTTCTAGGGGATAAAGGTATAGCTAAAGTTCAAGGGGCTGTAGATACGCATACTTCTTATCAAGAAAGAATTAAAGAACCTAAAGAAGGGGATAGTACTGACTATGACCCTGCTTTTGCTGATGATTATCTAAGACGTTACAATGAGTACACCAGTGAAGATGGACAAGGGTACAAAGGAGATACACTTTTAGGAGATGCTTCTATCTTATCTGGTGTAGATGAGAATAAAGAAACTAAGGAGTATTTCAATACACTTAAAGCAGATGGTAGAGAAAGTATCAAATACTTATCTCAAGGTTTATCTTATAAAAATGGGTGGGTAGGTGTTAAAGGTACTAAGGTAGATGCACAGGCTGCTAGGGTATTAGATACTTATTATGATTCTAGAGTAGGTGAACAACTGCAAGCTAAATTTGATGAGAATTATATCCCTAAAGAATTTGCATCACATGACGCTTTTTATCAAAGTCTTTCTCAAGAAGAAGCTACAGCACATCAAGCTGCTAAGAAACAATTTGTAGCAAGTAGGTTAGCTAATGTAGGTAAAGGATTTGTATACCAAACTAATACTACTAATCAAGATGTAGCTATCAACAAGCAAGTAGGAAGAGATGATGAATCTGCGTTACTAAACCCTCAACAACTAAACCTATCTGTACAAGGTAATACTATATATGTAGAAAATCCTTCTTTTGCAGAAGCTACAGAGACATTTGAAGCTAACTCACAAGCCCTAACAGAGCACACAGAAGTTAAAAATGAATTTAGTATGTTACAAAGAGGTGTATTAGATGGCTCCCTTAAAAGAAATGCTGATGGTGTACTAATACTAACTGATAAAACTTTAAAACTACTTGAGGGTATACCAGGTACTAAGGCATTTATTAATGGGGACCCGCTAACAGATGTAGAAACTGCAGATTTAGCTGCAACACTAGGTAATAAAGTAGAAGACCATAAATTTCAAATTGCAGGTATTAAGGAACAGCAAACTGTTATAGGACAGCAAACAGTAGAAGCTGCAGCAGAGTATAATGGTAATATTACATATGGACAACATAATGCTACTTTAATGGAAGCTTTAGATTTAGGTAATACTATTGATAAAGTAGGTGGAGCTCCTGCTCAAGTTAAAGCAGAGTTAGAACTTATGATGGCAGACAATGAAGATTGGGGTACTGCATTTGATGAAGGTAAGGCTGCTGATTTAAAAGCACTATCTGATAAGTATGGTGGTATGGATAATTTAACTAGTGGAAAAGTAAGTCCAGAGCAAAAAGCACAGTATCAAGCAGAAGTAACTAATTTATCTAATCAGTATAGAAATTTAAAAACATGGGCTACTGCACAAGATGATTATACATCTACTATGCAAGAAGTAGGTTCAGGAACATGGGAGACACAAGATTTTATGAATATCTATAACTCTAAGAAGTCCTTTCAACCTAAAGCAGATGTTATAAATCGTGACCAAACTAAATATGCTCAAAGAGATGTTAATGAGTTTGGTGAAGTAGTTACTTCTAAACAACAGACTTGGACTGCAGATTTACAAATGGAGAATCTATATAATACTAATTCAAATTCGTTTATTTTAAGAATAGGAAGTGAAAGAATCACAGAAGGTGATTATAGGTATCAATCTGCTTTAGAGTTTGCATCTGCAAATAAATCACCACATAACGGACATCCTATATTTAATGCTAGTGCAGATGTAGAATATACTGACCCATTTACAGGAGTTAAAAGTACAAAAACACTTAATTACACTATAGAAGCTGAAAGTTTAGCTAATACAGATGCATATTGGGCAGCAAAATCTGATGAAGCTAAATCTAATATATTAGCTGATGCTAACTATGACCCTTCAGTATCTATGGTTAATCAACAAAACCTAAGTACACAAGGACAACAATCATTAATAAACTACACTACTTATGGAGACCCTGAGATGGCAGAACAGATGACTCAAGTATCTAGTTTAAAGTCTCCTGGGTCACAAACATTCTTTACTAGACCAGGATGGTCTCCTGTTTCAGGTAAAGTAGAGCCTATTAATTATAATGTTAAAAAATCAGGAAGTTCTGAAGGAGGCTTAGTAATAGAAGCTACTGACCAGAATGGTAATAGTATGTATGGTAAAATTGGTGCTCAAACAGTACCTAATGCAGCAGCAGTTTCAGGAACTATCTTTGATTTAGAAAGAGAATTAGAATTAAGAGAAGGTATGTACCAAGCTGGTGAAATAGGATTAAGTGCTCCTGCCAAGCACCAATCTACTTTTACTGAAGATGGAGTATTTAAAGGTACTACAGAATTAGAGTCTCAAGCAGTAAGTCATGACGTAGGTGAGTCACAGAAAAAACACGTTGTAGCTAAGACTTCACAGGTAATGTCTAAGATGTTAAATAACTCATATTTGTTTAACAAAGCTAATCCTAAATATGGAGATACTAGTAATCTGAAATACGAAAAAAAATAACTATATTTGTATAAATAACAACACTTAATGGAAGAGAATAAGATAGATAAAGATGGTTTACCATCGAATATCACACCAGCACCTAGTTACGAAGCAAAATTACCTGAACTTACACCTATTGATGTAAAGCCCTCTCCAGAGCCTACACCAGAAAGTACTCCAGAAGTAGAACCTGAAGCAGATTGGAGAAGTGATTTAGCATTTAAACAAGCTAGGTATCAAAAGCAAATTAAGTCTACTGTAGATACAGGTATCGGAAGTAACTTAGATTACGATAAAATGCGTAATAAGCTAGGGGATGATTTTCAACTTCATAAAGGAGAGAAGTACTTAGTAGGTGAGTATGATAAAAAGATTAAAGCAGAACAAAAAGCATATCAAGTTAAGTTAGCAGATGAACAAGGTTTCTTAGGAGAAGCTTATGGATTTGCTTGGCAAGCTGCTTCTGAAATAGTATATGGTGCTATTGAAGGTGCTGGTTATTTAATGGACTGGGAATCCTTTTTTACAGAAGGTGAAGAAGATGATTGGAATAATGCAGTATCAAATTGGGCTGCAGAGATGAATGAAGGTGTAGCTAAAAATGCTCCTATTCATTTAAACCCTGACAGTAAAGGAAGGTTTGCTTATGAAGATTCTGCTTGGTGGTTCTCTAATGGAGTATCACTAGCATCTGCTGTAAGTATTATGATACCTGTAGCTGGTTGGGCTAAAGGTGTTGGATTAGTGGGTAAAGGTGCTAAGTTATTAAGTAATGCTGCTAAGGCAGGTAAATACGGTAAATTAGCTGCTAAAGTTGTAGCTAAAGCTCCTAAGGTAGGTGCAGCAGGTACAAAAACTGCTAGTGCAGTACATAAAGGTATAGTTTCTAGGCATATTGAGTCTTCTATGGAGGCTAATGGTGTCTTTAAAGAAAAGTATGATGAGTACATAGACCAAGGTATGTCAGAAGCTGAGGCTAAAAGAAATGCTGCAGATGGTGCTGCATTTTCTTACAGGGCTAACTGGGCTATGGCTTTACAAGATATAGGACAATATATTATGTTAGGTAGGGGAATGAGTCCTGCTAAAGCTATTGGTTCTTTTAAGTTAGCTAGAGCTACAGGTAACTCTATAGTTAAATCTGCTGCTATGGGTGGTAAAAATGCTGCATCACAATTTATTTCAGAAGGATTTGAAGAATCTTACAAATTTGTAGTTGGAGAAGAAGCTAAACTAGTAGCTGATATCCATGCTGGTTTAGTAGACCCTGATGACACTACTTTAGCAGAAAGAATGAAAGGGTATACTAGAGATTCAGAAATGTGGACTGCTGCATTTTTTGGTGGTCTTGGTGGTATGGCTATGCAAGGTGCTGGAAGTTTAAGTCAAACTAAAATGGCTCAAAAACTTAAGAACAAAGTAGCTACTAAATTAGGACATGCATCAGGGGTAACTGACTTTTCTAATGATGTAGATAGAAGAATTAAAGAGCATTTAACTAGAAATGAAGTTATTGCAGCGAATTTAGACGCTTTAAACACAGCAGTACAGGCTGAAGATGAGAGAGGTACTAATGCTGCTAAAGTACAGATAGAATTTGATGCAGGGTATAACTCTTCTGAGGTAGGTAATTTAGAATTAGCTATTCAGAACATGGAGGACCTTAAAGATGCTACTCCAGAGGAAATGGCAGAGCATGGATTTGATGAAGATTTTAAAGCAAATATTGATAAGCATATAGCTGGAATGAGAAGAGTAGGAGAACTCTTTCAGAAAAATAGTAAGAAATACGCACCTGCTACAGTAAAACCAATTACACAATTACAGTTTCTAGTAGAGAAATATGAAGCTAGGACACATGAAGTAAATAAACAGATAGCTGATTTAACAGCTAAAATGCCTAATGTTAATAAATTATCAGACCATGGGCAGGTAGCTTTTGACTACAGAGTACAAACATTATCTACAGATAGATGGATTAGGTCTGCAGAGTGGAAAATGGAAAATGGTAAGATGACTCCTACTGCTAAAGAAAAGTTAGCAGTAGCTGTAGAGAATAAAAAAGCTGTAAATGAGTCTTCTAAAAAAGCATTTGCTGAGTTAGAAGCAGCTACATTAACTACAGAAGATAAAATAGCTTTAGAGGCAGTAAACGGTACTTATGCTGATGATTTATCCGTAGCTAAGTCTGAATTAGATTGGTTACAACATTATCAAGGTACTTACTTACAGGAGATTAACCACATGACTTCTGTAGCTGGACAAGCTTTCCTAGAGGAACAAATAGCAACTAACAAAAAAGAAAGTAAAAAGAAAAAGGATACTGCTAAGAAAAAAGATGAGCAATCTCTTAATGAAGAAAAGTTAAATGATGGATTAAGTAGCCAAGAAAAAGAACAGGTTATTGATGAGGCTACTAAAAACTTAACTTCTGATGAGTCTATGCAGGCTTTAGAAACATCTATAGCTTTATCTGAAACTACCTTAGAAGAACAAACTCCTGAGGTACAAAAAGCACTTGCTGCATATAAAGCAAAGAGATTACAGGGTAAAACTCCTGAATCCAGAGATGAGAATAAAGACCATCAAGGAACTAAAAACGCTGCTGTAAATCACGTAGAACTAGAAACTCCTCCTAATGACAATGGTAACATTGATGGAGAAGATGAAGGAGCAATAGATTTATATATTACTACTCAAATTACACCTTTGGCTTGGTTATCTGTCAACAATAAGGAAATGATGACAGATGCTGCAGATACTCCAGAGAATAAAGCATTAACTACTTTCTTAGAGTATAACTTCAGCTTAACTGGAGTAGATATTGAATTCACAGTTCACAATAAATTTATAGATGCTCAAGCCGCAGCAGGGTCTCAGGAGTATAAAGATATTCAAACAGCATTAGCTTCAGGAGTTATTCCTGAAGAGTTAGTAGGTAAAATTCCTATTGTAGGGGCATTAAAAAGAAACGGTGTACCTGTAACACACAACGACATTGATTTAACATTAAGTATACATGATGATTCTTTCTTCTTAGATACTAAAGATGCTAAATTACAAGCTGCACAAATGGCTCAAGTTATTCAAGATAAAAGAACTATACTTGAAGCACATTTTAAAGGGCAAAAAGTAGCTACTACATTTGTAGGTAAAACTGGAGGCACTTTAAATCATACTAAAGACTCTAATGGTAACTTTACTAAGAATACTATTTCTATTGAAACAGGAAGAACTGCAAGTAGTATCCAGTATATGTATGGGGATTCTACAGATAGCTACTTTAATAATGATGGAGAACAAAATGGAGACTTAGCTCACTTAAAAAGTGCTACACCAGGAGCTATCTACACATTAGTGAAAAAAGCTAATGGAGAGGTATTCCCATTAAGAGCCCACGTAGATAACTTAGCTATGTCTGAAGCTAAAATTATACATTCTCTATATGTACAGATTCTTACAGATAGTAAGATACTTAAACAAGGTTTAAATGATGCAACTATAGAAGCTATTACTAAAGACGAAGACCCTAGAGTATCTGATTTAGCTAAGTTTCTACCATTAAACACTATGACTTATGCTGAATTACTTAATCATTTAGTATTTGAAGGTAAGGCAGTAACTAGTTCTAAGAAGTCTTCTAGATTATACATAGAAGCAGCTACTACAAAGAAGGGTAAGAAAAACACAGCTGTATTAGTATACGGTGATAAGAAAATAGATTTAAAGAGATTATCTTCTCCTAAAGGAGCTGATTTAGTAATTAATCATTTAATAGAAAATAGAAGAAGACAAGTTGATGTACAAAGACTTGGTGATAAAGCCTATAAGGAATACTTAGATGCTAATGGTGTATTATACACTAATGCTAAAGCTACACCAGAAGGGAATTTATTTATTCAGCCTGTACCTATTTACAATGCTAACTTACAAGTAGTTAAATCAGCAGTATCTAAAGCTTCTACTACTGAGGTTAAAGAAGGAAGTATAGTTACTCCAGTGAGTACTGATGTAGTTGTTGAAGGTCCTATTGTAAATACACAAGAAGAAGCGTTAAGTAAGATAGCTGCTATTCAAGCAGATGCTAAAGACTTTGCAGTTGTAGATGCAGTAATAGATGGAAAAAAAGTAAGTACTTATCAAGGTAAAGGCTTAATGCTAGAGAGACAGTCTTCTTTAGTTAAAAGATTAAATAAGGAAAAAGAAGATTCTAATGATAATATGACTCAAGGTGCTGTAGTAGGTAACTTTGTAGATATTATAGGTAGAGATGTATTTGACCCTAACATTCAACCTAAGACTTTAAGTGAGTATAAAGCTGAGGCTGATGTTATGAATAAGAGTAATAATTCTTATTTACTAAACACTACTGAAAAAGAATTTAAATACTTAATAGACACGTTTACTGCAATCAAAGGAGAATTATTAGACCAAGGTATGTCTATTATTTCTAATGACTTCTTTATCTATAAGAGATACACCAAAGAAGAAAGAAAAAGAACTGGATTTGATGGTGTAGGTGGTACATTAGATTTAGCTGCTATTGATAAAAAAGGAGAGCTTCATATAATTGACTTTAAGAACATTAAGTTAAACGCTAAAAACCAACAATACACAGCTAGTAATATATATGGACCTAGTAAGTTTGATACTAAAACTAAGAAATGGGCAGACCAGCAAAGTACATATGGTTATATTACAGAGACTGCTTATGGAATCAAGGTAGCATCTACTAATATACTAGCTTTAAGTACTACTTACTCTAAAGAAGGTAAAGTAATTACACTTGAGGAGTCTATATTAACTAATGACTTTGTAGATATAGATGAAGGATTTGAATCTCCTATGTCTGATACATTAATTAAATTAGAACATAGTAGTATAGTTAATAAAGTATCTCCTCTTACTATGGAGAATGCTCCAGTAGAGACTCCACCAGCATATGACGCTAAGAAATACATTAGTGAAGCATCTTCTATTAGAGAGTTAGATGCTGTAGTAGACCAGATGACAGCTAATAATGTTAACTTCATGACTTTCCTACGTCAGGTAGCTGAGAAAAGAGCTGAGTTAAGTATAGTACCATCTAAGGATACTCCAGAAATCCAAGTAATTAAAGAAGCTATCATAGCTGATATTAGTACTCAAGTAAATTTAACTGAGGAAGAAGATAATGATTTAGATGACTTTTTAGATGGTGAAGTAGAGGGTGAATCTGCTTTTAAATCTTATACTCCTTCTGCAGCAGTATCACATACTCCTAATAAACCAGGACATGAAGCTGAGATAGCTCATATTAATACTTTACTTCCTGCAGAAATTGCTACTAAGTTAGTAACTGACTATATTGGTCTCTTATCTGATGGTAAGGTAATAGCTGGATTATTTCAAAACGGAATGATTACTATTAGTGAAAAAGCTGAGATGGGTACTGCCTATCATGAGGCATTTCACGCAGTATTTAGAACTCTACTTAATCAAGAACAAAGAACTTCTTTAATAGGAGAAGCTATTAAGTCATATGCTAAACCTACAGAGAGTATCATTGCTACTATCATGGAAGATGTAGGAATAGAGAAACCAGAAGCTATTGTTGTTTATTATGAAGAAAGGTTAGCAGATGATTTTATGGGTTATATGGCTAATCCTACATATGCTAGTAGACATTACTCTTACTCTCCAGGTATCAAAGGACTGTTTCAAAAGTTAATGGACTGGATTACAGGTGTATTTTCTAATAAGACTACAGCTAGAAAGTTATTTTCTGATATCAGTAGAAGTAAATATGCTACTAAAAAACCTAGCATTACTAGAAGTATAGCATTTTCTGCTAAACACCCTACGTACTCTGCTCAAGAAGTTAGAGATACTACTAAGCAAATGGCTTACTTAGCTTTTAAAAATGTTAAATCTTTAGATACTATTGATAAGTATGATGCTAATAACATTATCAATGAATTAAAACGTACTTATAAATCAACAAAGTCCCTTTTACTTGCAGACCCTACTGATGCTGCAGCAAAAGAGAAATTAGGAAGAATTAAAGCACTCTTTACTAAAGAGATGACTCTTGCTCCTTTCTGGGAAAACAATATTAAAGCCTATATTAAGGAAGAATTTGACTTAAAATTAGTTAAGAAGATAGACAACAAAGAAGATGCTGTTGAAACTGATGAAGGTATACTAAGTTTCTTAAAGTCATCTTATGAGTCTTCAGGAAAAGATACTGCCACTAAGATGGTTAAGTTCTTAGTAGCTATGACTCCAGATATTAAAGGTTACAAGGATGGAGAGCCTATCTATAATAGAGATACATTATTAGGTCTACCTAGATTTAATGACTTTAGTGTAACATATAACTCATTAGAAACTTTACTTGCTGATAAAATAGCTGTAGTTAAGGACGGTGAGATGGAAGATGGTTATCAAGTAATGGTTAATGCTATGAAGGCAGAATTTACTTACAAGCCTGAGTTACAGCACTTAATAGGAAGATTAGAGCAGATGCCTGAGTATATTAAGACTCAATTCTTCTTTACTTTTTCAAGAACTAGAGGTAAGTATACTAACCACCTTGTTGAAGGAAGACCAGGAAATATTACATCTAAAATAGGTGAATCTGATATTAACTCTAAAGAGTCTACTATTAGAGGTACATGGGCAGCAGAGTTTGCTTCTCGTGTAGGTATTGAAGTAGAAGGTAAAACTGTATATGACTCAATAGCTTTAGAAAATATAGCTAAACAAAAAACAATACTACTAGATGCTATTGATGAAGGTATGAAGTTACAGTCTATGACAGATGACGTACTTAGAGCATTTGGAGATACACTTACTGCTTTAGGAGTAACTATGTCTGAAAAAGGTATTTTAAAACTACTATTCTCTCAGAATATGATTGTTAATCCTTTAAAGCCTACGTTACATCAACTTAAAGCGTTTAATGTACTTACTAACAAGTTAATGAAGGCTACATCTAATCTACCTAAATTAGCAGGTAAACCGTTAACTAATAAAACTAACCTTTTACTAGATGAAGATAAATTCTTCAAGAATACTTTAGCTAGAGCAGAAGGAGAATTTAGAAAAGTTAGTGGTGAAAGCTCTTTCTTGGGACCAGATGGTAATCAAATCTGGGCATATCAAGATAATAACAGTTTCTCTAAACTAGTTGCTGAATTTAAAGCAGGAGACCTTTCTCACCTACAGGACTTACAAAGTTCTTTATGGGGTAGAAACTCTGTATGGTTAAGAGAATTATTAGATGAAACACACGGTGTTAAAAATAGAGCTAATTTTAGTTTAGATTTATACGGTAACTTTAAAGAAGAAGGTAGAGGAGATAAAGGAGATAAAGCATCTAACTTGAAGTTCTCTGATACTTATATGGACCAATTTAATAAACAACTAAAAGGTTTATATATAGGACTTGCTGAAGCTGATAAAGGTCAACAAGGCTATTTCAAAGGACCTAAGTTAAGAAGGTCTATGGTAACTTTTAATGAAGAAACTAAATCATTAGAGTTCACTAATAGTAATCCTGCTGCAATAAGTATCCTTGCAGGGTACTTAGCAGATGAACTACACAGAATGGATGTAGCTAAGAAAACTATCTATGGGCAACCAGCTACAGAACATGATGCAGCTATTCCACCATTAGCAGATGAAAAACAACAAATTTATTACCACTATTATCCAGTAGAACCAGGAAAAGGTCAATTTGGAAAGGATATGGATAGAATTGAAGGTAATGCCTTTAAATCTTTTTTATTCCCTGATTTATTAGATGCTGTTACAGATGAAGTAAACAAAGAAACAGGAGAAACTTTACTTCAAGAATTAGGCTTAATGGATGCTTCAGGTAACATAGTTCCTCTTTCAAGAGAGGTTATGGATGATAATCCTGCAGTTAAGGATTACTTACGTACTACATTCCTTACCTTAGTAGAACAAGATATACGTACTGCTGTAGAAACAGGATTAGTTACAGAGCAAGGTAATAAATTAACTAACAGAGTAATAGATAAAACAGAAATAGAAGATAGAGATGGAAACATCCACAATGCTATTGCTGATTACACTCTTAACTCTTTAATAGGTAATATAGAACAAACTAAGATATTTAATGGAGACCCTGCTTTATTTAAAGTAAAAGCTAAAGACCCTAAATGGTCTAACAATGATTTATTTGCAGATTTTAGAAAGAGAGTACCTTCTACTAGTGCATCTGGAAAAGATGCTAGGATTTATAAGAACTCACAAGGTAATTGGGCAGTTAGACCTTATTACACTTCAGCAACTATTGCTAATATTGATGGTATTACTTCAGAATTCTTTGGTAATAGTGAAACTGGTGAATTCAATAAAGTAAACCTTGCTAGAGTTGAAAAAGCTACAGGAGTTAAAGTTGCAGAATTAGAACAGTTATTTAAACCTTATTTAGATGTCAATGTAACTGATGCACAAGCTTGGATTACTTTAGATGTATATAAAGAAAGAATGAATAGTTGGGGTAAATGGACTCCAGCACATGAAGATGCTAAGGATGCTATGGAGAAAGGTGTATCTACACCTAAACAAGTTAAGTTACTAGCTATGCCATTAAAAACTGTGCATAATGAACTAGTTAAGAGCAGTAATGACGTAATGGCTTTACATTATAACAAACAATCTGAAGCAGTTCTACTACCTATACTAACTCAAGGTACTGCGTTAGATAAACTTAGGTTAGCCATGGAAAAAGGTGGACTTGAGGGAGGAGGACCAGACCATGTTATTGTACTTGATGGTAAAAAAGCAGGTGGTGTTGGTATTACTGATATTTCTGATGGTAACGGTAATTTATTAGTTAATCCTACATTTAATACTACTCAATTATCTTATAAGAGATTGTTTTTACAACAAGATTTATCATCTAAAGGTACTAAGCCTACTGTAGTAGGTTCACAAACTGTTAAAAACGTATTAGCTGTCATAGAGCCTACAGGTCAATATGGAGACCTTAAAGGAGAACAACTACTTGAAGCTTACCATAATGTAATATCTGAATTATCTAATTTAGGATTAAAATCTTTTCAAGATAAAATAGGGTATACTAAGAATGGCAGAGATGATGTTAAACTACGTGCTCTTCTAGCTACAGAATTTGCAGGAGAGATTTCTGATAATCATATTAATGCTATAATCTCAGGAGTAAATTTAGATTCTTACCTATTTCTAAAAAGATTCAGAATAAGCTACACTCAATGTTAACCAAAGAAGCAGTTAAACTTAAGCAATTAGGTGGAGCTATGGTTCAATTATCTGACTTTGGGTTTACTGGAGTTGAGGTAGATATGGATTCTACTGTAAAAGATGGTATAGTTTGGTTAAAAGACCCTTCTGAGAAACTTCAACCTATGAGAATAGATGAAGAAGGTGTTGTACATCCTGCTCAAATCTTAATGCCTCATAGTTTTTTAATGAAAGAGTTAAAAGCTGCAGGTTATAATATCAAAGGAAAAACTCATACTGAAATCATAAAGATGATTCCTAAGAGTGTACTTGAGGGACTATCATACCGTATTCCAAATAACTTATCATCTAATGATGCATTTGAGATTGTAGGTATACTACCTGAAGAAGCAGGTGATACTACGGTAGCATTTAGTGCTATTACTACTAAAACTGGTTCCGATTTTGATATTGATAAATCTTTTGTTATCCTACCTAACTTTGGTGTAGATAAGAAAACAGGAGAAGTATTCTATAGAAAAGATGATGGTAAAGAAGGTTTAGAAAATAAGAGATTAGAGATGATGAGAGAGATGTTATTACATCCTTCAGCATATACTACTGTTATGGCTCCACTTGATGACCCATGGTTATCTGATTTAGCTTCAGAGATTTACCCAGATAAAAATGACTTACGTAGTTTACAGTTCTTTACTGGTAACAACCAGATGAAAACTAAAGCTGTATTTGATGCTGCTAAGTCTTTAGTAGGTACAGTAGCTAACCATAACTCACACTATGCACTTGCATTAGCTGAAAACTTATCATTTAATAAGTACTACTTAGGAAAAGGTATGAAAGTTACTGCTAATGCAGAGGTAACTAAGGTAGACGCAACAGGTAAAAGAGAAACTGATTTCGTAGCTGCTAATGATACTCAAACTACAGTTATAGATGAGATATCTCAGTTCTTAGCTCAATTTAAAAAAGGAGTTGGCTCTAATGTACATGTGTTATCTGGAAAAGCAGGTACTGGTAAAACTACTGTAGTTGCTGAAATCATAGCACAGCTACCTACAAAATACGCAAAAGTAGGAGTTACAGCTATTTCTAATAAAGCTACTAAGAATCTATTTGCAAAAGTAGAGCACATTGAAGGTACTACAAGTGGGTCTGTAGCTAAGATGTTAGGTATGAAGAGGGATAATGAAACAGGAGAGTTCACTATAGATAAGTATAATCAATATGATGCTCCTGCCCGTTCTATGGATGTTATATTTGTAGATGAAGCATCTATGTTAAATGAGCAAGGTGTAGACTTACTTAATAGTTTAGGTATTCCTATTATATATATAGGAGATAAAGGACAATTACCTCCAATACGTAAAGAAGGAGACCCTAATGATGGAAAAGATAGTCCTATATTTGATAAAGAAGACTCTAAGTTATTTGAAAGAGTAAGACAAGGTGAAAAAAGCCCTATTTTACCATTTGCAGACCACTTCTGGAAAAACAGTAGAGTAGAGAATCCTGTCCTTAATCCAGGTACAGAAAGAAAATCTGTTGTTACAGATGAAGGTTCTTTAATCTTTGGAGGAAAAGATTTAGTACAACACGCTTTACCTCTATATAAAAAGGGAATTGAAACTAATAATCCTAACCTAGTTAAAACTGTAGTATATAGAAACGCAACTAGACAAAATGTTAATGAATTTGTACGTAAAAACATATTAGAAGATTCTAGTATACCTTTTCAACCAAAAGAGTTATTAATGTTTAATAATAGTTGGGTTATTGATGAAGATTTACAGTATGATAACAGTGACGAGGTACAAATAATCAACTCTGTACCAGGTACTTCTCCTGAAGGGTTTGATATGTATTATATTACATTAGCTGAGGCTACTATCCCTGTAATTGCTCCATCTAGTAAGAAAGCTTTTGAACAGCAAGTTAGAGCATTATTTAATAAAGCGTATACATTTCCTGTAAATAGCCCACAACGTAAATCAGCTTTCGCAGCAGCTTGGGAGTTAGATGGTAGATATGCAGATATAGATTATAGTTATGCTATTACTTCTCATAAGTCTCAAGGTAGTACTTATAACACTGTTATAGTGTATGAAGGAGATATAATGAGTATCACTAAAGCTGATAATAAGGCTAAGTCTCAAAGTATGTACACTGCTATAACTAGAGCAGCAGAAACTACTTTAGTATTAGATGGTACTCAAACAGATAGTACTTTAATAAAAGAGGCTATTGACAATAGTCTAGAAGTAGCTGGTAAAACTACTAAGGTAAATAAACCTAAGAAAATTGTTAGAAACGCTAAACCTGTTGCACAAAATTCACCTACATCGCAATTATCTAATAAACTAGATGAAGACGGAAGAGAAATAGCAGGTACATTACTAGCATTTATGAATGCTATTGTAGATGCTGCTAAAGACCCTTATATTACTAGAGCTAATATTAATCAGTTCACGGCTAATACAGCATTTATGTTAGTAAGAGCAGGAATCAGTAGAGAATGGATTGTTTCTTTTATGGGACAACCTATTATCAAGGATTTAGTTGCACTTACTGCTGCTGCAGAAGGAAGATTTGCTGAGAAAAAGAGAAATGCTGCTGGTATAGAGATTTCTCCACTAGACCAAGTACTTAAAAAATACGGATACACTAAAGGTCCTGGAGAGATTTATAGTGAAAACATGAAAGGGACAGACGGTGAAATTCGTATGTCTACTAAAGGATTACAAAGCTACTTAGAGTACGATGCGGAATATAACAAAACACAAATAGATATTCTTGGGCAGTTCCTAGAATGGCAAAGTAAAGCTAAGTCTCTTAATGAGTTAGTAAAGATATCTAAGTCTGATACTGATGGTGCTACTAAGAATCAAGCTACGGCTAGACTTAGAGAAAACCTACTTAATAAAATCATTCATGATAATGCAATTGTTAATGCAGATAAATTATTAGGTTATGATGTAGTTGGAGGAAATGCTGAATTTAACGGTTCTAGATTTACAGGTACATACTATGAAAACTCTATTAGAGCTGCTAGAGAAATGTTTGCAGGTATGTTTATATCTAACTCTCCTGCAGTAGAAGCTACTTCTGATTTAATGGCATCTTTAGCAGGTATAGTACACTTAGTACCTACTACTGAAAATGAGACATTACTTAATGATTTAGCTAATGAATTCTATGCACTTACTGCTACTGATACTAGTACATTTAGATTAGACGGAGAAGCTAAACCTAAAGCAGATGGTTCTCCATCTAGTTATTCTGACTCTCAAGTAGGATTACATGCTCTATTGTTTGGTAACTCTACTACAGAGTCACTTGTGACTAGGTTAAGTACTGCTAAAAAAGGAGTAGAGAATGAGAATCTTTTAATCCAAGCTTTAGAGGTTAGACCTGGGAACAAAAATACACCTGGTGCTATCTTTTTACCAAAAAGTGAGTCTTTAAAAGAAGCTAAAGATGATTTATACCTAGCATGGGAAGAATTACAATCTACTAATAAAGAATTAGCTGAGGATTTAATGAAATATTCATTCTACGCTTCAGGTATGTCTAAAGCAATTGGTAGTTTCTATGAGCATATTCCTATGGATTTCTTAGCAGAGAAGAACTACTCTGACCAAATTAACCATAAGATAAGTGAATACAGTAACCCTAATGCACTTGTACGTAAAATAGATAGTGTTTATAAACATATGTCAGAAAATGATAAGCTAGTGCCTGTTATTACTGATAAGGTATTTAAACCTATGAAGGTTAAAGATGAACTAATAAGTATACCTACTAGTGATGCATTCATAGTTACTCCATTAGAAGGAGCTAATTATATTGCAGGACTAGATGTTAAAGGAGACTATGTATTCAAGAGATTTGTGAAAAGGAAATTTAAATCAGCAGATGAATATAATAATATAACTACCACTATAGTATTATATCAGCAAATGGGACTAACTCCTAAAGGTAATGCAGTTTATATGAGGACTAATAAGTTAGGCTATAGTAAGAATGGCGTAATATTTAAAGAATATAATGGAAAAAATAACAACGCTTCTATATTTAAAGAGAATAGAAGTGTACCTTTACACGTATCTGTAATGCCGTATGCTAATAATACAGTACCTAACCAGATACCAGTATCTGAGTTTGATGCTACTAAAATGGTAATTAAGAAAACAGACCTTACTGAGGAAGAAGCAGTAGAAAGTTTAAATTTTTGTATAGACGTATAATATGAGTAGTAGAACTAATTGCCCAAACACAAATACACTAGAGTGGAAACTCTTAGTAGAGAAACATAAAGGACTTGAACTCCCAGCCTATAAAGAATGGGCTGAGTTAGGAGATGATTATCCTGCAGACATTCATTCTAAAGTAGAACAACAAGAAGGGCTGTCTCCTAAAAATGAGTCATACAGTCCTGATAGTAATCTACTACAGAGAGAAGTGGTCCTTCAAAAGAGTAAAACTATTATTGAATTAAAGATTGCTAAACTTACTAACGTTATGAAAAAGACTCCTAACCTAGCTAAGGCTGAGTTAGAGTTTAAAGAGTTAATGAAGGAGATGAATAGTAGTGATGCTGATATAGCCTTACATAGTTTCATTTTAGCAGGAGGTAGAATGGCTGACTCTGCTGTAAAGTGGATGAAGGAAATTAAAGCAGATGAAGAAGCAGGTACTTTAGATAAATTAGCTCAAATTAATGAGTTTATTCAGAGTTTCTCTATCATTGATGATATTAGAAAGGATTTCTTTAATGACCCTAAACATATTGAGGATTTTAAGATTGTAAATGATATCTCTACTAAGAGAAAAATTATCAAAAATGATTTTATAGATTTAGCTAGAAAAGCATTAGCTAGAGAATTTGCACCCCATTTCTCTAGAGTAGAGGAGCATTATAGAGAACAAGCACAAAGAGATTTTGGAGGTACTAATGCAGTAGACCTTAAGGAAGCTGGAAGCAGTAAAAAAGAGATTGCTGAAGCTAAGAAGGAGTATATAGCTGCGTTTATGAGAAGTGAAGCAGTTGCTATTAAGTTTGCTACCCTGGATTATGTAAATAAGATGTTAATGCAGACTATAGACGTTCCTACTACTATAGCTATGGCTGTCAATCCTAAAGACATGAATCATGATATTATTTCTATAGCTGTAGACCAGTTAGATAAAGCTGATTCTGAGGTACAGCAAGCAACTATTGCAGCTAGAAATAGATTAGATAGAGCTAATGCTGCCTTCCTTAAACACGTAGGTAAACAAGGAGACCCTGCTAATCAATATGCTATGTTTATTGTTAATGATAATGAGATTATCAATAAGAAAAGTAAAGGGTGGGTAGAATTTAAAAATAAACATCAAGGTACTCCAGTATGGGACTTATATCAAGAACTTGTTTCCCTTATAGAAGAAAAAGATACATTAGTACCTAAATGGGCTAGAATCAAATACGCTATACCTTCTATTAATAAGAGTAACTTAGAAAGAGCTTATTCTAATGGAGTTTTAGAGACATTAAAACAAGGAACTATAGACCACTTTAAGATTAAAGCAGATGATACTGATGCTGGTATGGTGGATTTAGATGTAGATGAGGTAGAAGATAAAGATAAAAAGAAGAAAAAAGATGGTACTATACAGACTAAAGAAGTAGTAGTAAGTGAGTCAGGTAAAGAAAGAGAAGTTATTCCAATTTATTATAGACAACCTATTGCTCCTGCAGATTTAAGTATGGATATTGTATCATCTATATTACTTGATTACAGTAACTCCTTAAACTTTAGAACTAAGACAGAGACAGCAGTAGTGTTAGATGTACTTAAAGGAGTTGTGTCTGAAGGAGATATTAAACAACAAACATCTTTCTCTAGACTAAGAAAAATTAGAAAAGGTACTGAAGACGTTGATGTAGTTAGAGATGCTGCAGATAGTAATGTTGTAAAAACTCTAGACCACCTAATTAGACATAGAATCTATGGGATTAGTGTAGAAGGAGACCCACATTTTAATAAAATTATAGCTCCCATAGGAAACTACACTTCTATAGTAGGTATGGCAGTAAATCATATATCTGCAGTAACTAATATTTTACAAGGTTCTACTATGTCTACTATAGAAGCCATGGGAAATAGTACAGGCTTATTTAACCTTAAGCATAAAAGCTAGAGCAATGGTAAAATACCATTCAGATGATGTAGGTATTATTGGTGATATAGGACAAAGAACTCCTAAAAGTAAAACTAATAAGTTAATAGAGAAATTAAATGCTTTTTCTGAATATCATGCGTTAGATAAGAGATTCATGGATAACAACACTGCTAAGAGAATGGCTAACCTTGGTACTCTTATGGGTATGCAAAGTATGGGAGAGCATCTAGTACAGAGTGTAGTAATGTATTCTATCTTAGATAATATTAAAGTTAAAAATGCTGATGGTAAATTCCTAACTAAAGATTTCACTCCTACTGATAACAGAGATGAAGCTATTTCTGTAGATGAAGCATTTGACATCAATGAAGAAGGAGAACTAGAAATGCATCCAACTGTAGCCAGTACAGAAAGAACTGATGGTGTAGAGGATGAAGATATGAGACAAATCAGTAAACTAATTAGACATTCTAATAGAACCTTCTATGGTAACTACGATGGCTCTAATAAAAGTGCTTTACAAAGAACAGCTTTAGGAGGTCAACTCTTTAAGATGAGAGGGTGGTTAGTTCCAGGTATACAAAAGAGATGGAGAGGATTTGGTAATATATCCACTGCTCCTGGAGAATTAGATTTAGATAGAAAATCATTTAATGCAGAGTTAGGTCAATTTCAAGAAGGTACATATGTAACTGCACTTAGATTTGTAGTAGGACTTAAAAAGGATGTTAGAGACATGAAGATGATGGCTGTTCCTGAGAACTGGAATAGACTTACAGATGCAGAGAAAGGTAGAATTATAACAGCTCTATCAGAAGCCGCATTTGCAGCATTAGCATTACTTGTATTTGGATTAGCTGCAGGAGGAGATGACCCTGAAGATGTATACATTGCGTTATACTCAAGACGTTTATTCTCAGAACTTGCAACATTTGCTAATCCTATTGAGGGGCTTAGAACATTAAGAAGCCCTGCAGTAGGTTTATCTACTATAGAATCTGCTTTAAAATTAACTCTTCAAGGTACAGGAGATACTTATAGTATGTTAACTGGAGGAGAAGCTGAAAGATATAAGTCAGGTAGACGTAAAGGAGAGTTAAAAATCAACAAGAAGTTGATTAAACTTATCCCTATCTGGAAACAATTAGACAGAACTGCAGAAGAGTCATTGGATTTTCTACTGCAGTAAGGAAAAGTCAAATTTTTTAAGAAAAGTCAAAAAAGGGGAGAGCTATTGCTCATCCCCTTAGTCTGTGTTTTGTGTATTATTTTGTAAATTTTCACGTAAATATTGCGTATAAATCCAACATTCAATACCTAAGTAGGAGTAGTTACTTCCTACCGTTACCACTATCACCATAGTATGTTTATTTAATTATTATTTTATCGTTAATTACTTCTACATTGCTAGCGTATCCTTGCATAACTCTGTAGGGTTGTGTCTTCTTAATCTTAGTTTCACAAGGTAAGTTACACTCTAAGTGCTCTGCATGAATGCATTGCTTCTTAAAGTGTACAGACCATTTACCTGTCTGTCTTACCCAATGAAAAAAGAATCTATACTTACCTATTACAGGTATATATTTTAGTAACTTTCCCATATTAAGCACATGCAGAGTTACCGCAATCTAGACATTTATTGCATCCTTCTTCAAAGATTACATTGCTTCCACCGCAATCATTACATTCTACTGTAGATGATGCACCTTCTGGAATGTACTTCTTCAGTACTCTAGCTAAAGACTTAGTAAAACTAAACATATCACCGTCAGCTTTACGTAGTTGTTCTACTATGAACTTAATATCAGCACCGTGTCTTAAAGAAGTACTTACTAATCTAGTAATAGCTGCTTGTTCATCAGTCATAGTACTACTAATATCAATAGTAATATCACCTTTCTTGAAAAAGTAGTTACCCTTAGCTTTCTTAAATACTACTCCACTACCTGAAATATCACTATCAGATTCATCCATAAATATTTCATATGGTTTTCCATCCATTAATCCAATGATAATCTTGTACTCTATATCCTTAGTAGTACTAAGATGTACATCAGCATTTAATTCTCTAGGTCTCTTAATAGCATCTACATATTCAAACCCTTCTTTAGGTTTAGAATCTGCTGCTACCATTACCCCACTTCTAGAACCATCTCTATAGACAGTAATACCTTTAAGTCCCATTCTCCAGGACTCTAAGTAAATATTAGCTACTTCTTCTTCAGTTACATCACTAGGTAGATTAATAGTACTTGAAATACTATGAGTAATATACTTCTGTATAACACTTTGTATCTCTACTCTTCTAATCCAATCTATGTCATTAGCCGTAGCTTTGTACCAAGGAGATTGCTCAAATAAAGTTTCTAATTCTTTTTGAGTTAATTCATCTACTTGCTTTAATCCTACATAATTACTAATATCCCAAGTACTTAACCAATCCTTAAACTTCTGATGTAGTACAGGAAATTCTTGCCAAGTATCACCATTCTGGTCTGTAAAATCTACTCTAGAATCTTCATCATTAGGATTAACCTTCTTTCTACGCATATAATAAGGCATAAATAGTGGTTCTAATCCTGAAGTAACCTGTGCTAAGATAGATAAACTACCTGTAGGTGCTACTGTAGACCAAGAAACATTACGTCTACCATATTTCCACATTTTATTTGCATGTTCTGGGAACACATCAACTATAAATTGGTAGAAATCATTTGTACCTACAGTAGGGTTTTCTCCATCAAATTCCATATGTGGGTCCCATCCTACAAATGTACCTCTAGTAATAGCCATATCTGTAGTACAATCTAACTCTGATTCCATTTTTAGTTTCATTAGAGTTTCAATAAACCCTAAACTAGCATTAGAATCATACTTAAGGTTCAATGCTGCAAGCATATCACCTAAACCAGTAAGTCCCAAACCAGTTCTTCTACTAGAAAGAGCTGTAACTTTTACTTTCTTCCAAAGTTGAACTTCAACAGAGTAATTCTGTCTGATTTCTCCTTCAGTTAATCTAGCTAGTACTATTTCTTCTTGGATATCTGTCTCAAGTTTAGCTAATATTCTATCTATATGCTCTACTTCTAAGTCAATTAGGTTATCAGATAACACCATTGCCTCATAGTTATGCTTATAAAATAGCTCCATGTCAAATCTAGCTCCACTTGTAAATGGGTTAATGACATAGTGATATAAATTATGAGCTATTAATCTACAAGCATCATAAGGTTGCATACCGATTTCACTACAAGGATTGGTAGTTACTTGTTTAAATTGAGGGTAAACTCCATCAGGAGAATATTCTACCATTCTATTCCAATACATTAATCCAGGTTCAGCTACATTATGAGCAGATTTAATAATCTCATCATAGTATTCTTTAGCTTTTATTCTTTTAGTAGTTACATGTCCGTGATAATCTTTATACTTACCTGTAAAACTAAAGTTATTACCTTCTATTTCTCCATCACAAGGGAATCTTAAAATATACTCCTCATCAGCCTCTACAGCTTTCATAAAGTCATCATTAAGCTTAATAGAAATATTAGCACCAGTTACCTGAGTTAAATCTCTTTTAATCTTGATGAATTCCATTACATCAGGATGATTAATATCAATACTAATCATTAATGCTCCTCTTCTACCATTTTGTGCAACTTCTCTAGTAGTGTTACTAAATCTATGCATAAATGATACTGCTCCAGTTGAAGACTTAGCAGCATTTGTTGTTGTTGTACCTTCTGGTCTCAAAGTAGAGATATCAATCCCTACTCCTCCTCTACGTTTCATTAGTTGAGCCATTTCTTGGTCCTTCTGGAATATTCCTCCATAAGAATCTTCTGGTTCACCTACTACAAAACAGTTACTTAGACTTCCAATAGACTTAACTCCTAATTGACTCATTACTGAGCCTTGAGGAATTACGTATTTGAAATCCTTAAATAAACTGTATATAGCACTTTCATTTAAAGGTGGTCTATTTTGACCATATTTAGATAGTAAAGAAGTATCTACATCATGTGCTACACAAGGTAACATAGTATGTTGTTTCTCTACTCTTGCAAATTCCTTTGCCATTCTTCTATGCATATCATCAGGAGTAATATCTCCTTCCTGTGCATATTTACCTTTCCATACACTAGCAGCTAATTCATCACCCTTAAAGTAATCTATTAGCCTAGTGTCTTTATCCTTCTCCTCCATTAATTTTAAAATTTAAGTTCTAAATCTAGACTTTCTAGTTTTCTATCTATCTCTGCATCTTCAAACTTCACATGCCCATCCATAATTTCCTGCCTCACACTTCTAGGAGCTGTAGTTAAACCATGTTCTCCCCCTGATGTAAGTAGTGGAATCTCTAAACTTTCATTTTTATAGAGCAATGTAGGGGGAGCATTTTCATTAATAACTACACTTACCCCGTTCTCCATATAGTCAGTATGGTTTGTATTATTAAGATTAATATTTCTACCTCTTACGTTTTGTAAAATATGCTTAATTATATCCTGCATATGGTATCCATTAGGGGTGTTTAATGTACCTTCTTTATGTAGTCCTAACATTGATTCTAAATCTACTTCACTAAACTTAACTGTTACTTCACCTGAGAATAATATATTTGCTTTCTTTCTATCTAATTCCATTACCAATCTATTTTATATTCATTACCATTTTGATTTGTTATTATATCATTTACTGATGAAAAATGTCCACAGCCTTTAAATCCTTTAGTATCTCTACCTGGAACAGGGTACTCAGCTTCTAAAATATAATTAAGTTCACTATTAATGTACTTCTTATATTGTTTAGCTTTATCTCCCCAGAGTAAATAAATTACTCCTGTTTTTTCTTGTAAGGTATTAATTACAGTAGCCGTAAACGGCTCCCATAACTTAATATGAGAGTTTTGTTTGTTTTTTTCTACGGTTAATGCTGTATTTAAAAGAAGAATTCCTTGAACAGCCCACAAAGATAAATCATTTATTTCACCTAATCTTAGATTACGGTCTTTAATATGAATATCTTGGAAAACTTCCATGAAAATCTCATGTACCACTTCATGTGAAGGATACATTTTCTGGGCTTTAAACGCCAATCCTGTAGCCTCACTTGTGCCACAATACGGTTCTATTCCCAATATTACTACTCTTACATCTTCCCATTTACAAAGCTTAAAGGCTTCAAACATTTCAATACTCTTAGGCATAACAACGGAACTTTTCCTCCTGTTAAGTATTGTTTTTCTAATCTCTTCCATATTAACAGAACTTAGAAAAGGTAGTAATCTATTATACCACCCTTTACCAAATTGCTGTTCATACCATGCTAATACCTTATCCATCTAATTTACTTCTATCTAGCCTTAAGTAATCTCTGAAGATTTCTTCTTCAGGCTTAAAAGGACTATATAAGTCTAAATTATTAGGGATAGGGTCACATTTTAAATCTGCTTCAAGTTTAGCCTTCCTTTTAGGAGACTTACTTAAAATCTGTCCCAATGTACTAGTTTCTCTAGTATTATGAAACCTAAGTATCCTCTCTTTAGTTTTTACACTAACTTGAGAGTATTTTCCACTTAGTATTAATCCTACATCCATTTTATGCTCCTCTGGTATATCAAATTTATATAAAACTTGATACTTATCTACATCTACGGTACTTTCATACCAAGGATGGTCCACTAGAGAAGCCTCAAAATCAGTATAGTTTGTACTACCTGAAAATCTGTAGAGTAAATATAAACTACTTCCGTAATCTCCATCTTGCTCTGTGCCCATAAAGGCATTAATAAACTGTGTATTAAACTTAAAATAATTTCTACTATCCCCTAATAAAGGCATAATAAAATTAAAAGTTTTAGTTAACCCACTACTAGTAGTAAGTTTGTAATAAGCTGGCTTAGTGCCATTGTGTTTTACTTTGTTTATTTTTAGTACTTTGTACTTTGTCTTATTTAAATTTATTACTTCATTTCTATCTACTTTATATTCTCCACAATAGTCTATTCCAACAATATTACCTTCAGAATCTAGTACTTCATAGTCTGCATGTGCAGGACTCATATGTACTAATCTGGTTGTCTCCTCTGTAATAATTACTGAGGTATCTTGCTTTACTGTTAAAACTGTACTTTTTCCCATTCTCTTTTATATTGACCTAAGTTCTGGTAACTCAGGTATATAACCTACTTCATTTAAGAAGTCTTCATTATTTCTTAGTAAATAAACTTGCCTAAAGTTCTTTTGAAACTCATATATACCTACTGCACTAGACTTAAAATGAGTACAATACGTATTTAGTACTATACTTCTCATAAGACCTATATCATTAGTTGTTTCAAGGAGTTTTTCAGCCTTTTTTTCTCCTACTCCTGGAATACCCTTGATATTATCTGTACTATCTCCCATAAGAGTCTGTATAAATATAAATCTAGTAGCATCTTGCCTAGAGGTTTCTCCTGATTCAAACTTCTTAAAGTTGAACCACTTTCCCCATACTGATTTCAATACATCTTTATCTATAGACATATTGATATAAGTATTACTGGGTGTTTTATTAGCTTGTATCATCACATACGCATTTAAATCATCTGCTTCTAAACCTGGATAACTTACTCCACCAAAATTACTCTTAAGGTACTCCTTAATTTCTTTAAGATAAAGTAACTTAGATGTAGGTCTTTTAGCTTTATACTCCTTATTTACTTCATGTCTGAAATAAGGGGAATCTGATAAAAACATATAATAAGCGTCACACCTAGAAACATTAAGGGCATTAGCAATTAAGCTATCTACCCCTAATAAACTTTCTTCTAGTGTGTCCTTACTACATATATATGCAATAGGGTCTGCATCAATTACTGCTATGCGCATAATTCAATACTATATCCTCTCTGTAAGAGACTTTTAGACGCTAGGTGTCCTTTCACCTCTGTTGTGAATTCTTCTAACCACTCTCTTCTTCCTTTGATACTCTTTACCTCCGCAGGAAGTGATATACTATCATAAAGTTCTTCCTGGATATTATCCTTCTCTATAATAGGAATACCTTGTCTATTAGCTACCGCTTTTATATGTTTCCTATAATGGGGACGTAACCCTTTATACTTAGACCTTACTACATCAAACTCAGGATTAACCCATAGTTCATAAATAGAACTTTGAGGGTCTTCACCTAAAACCATACATAATGTTAAATATGGTATGTGGATTGACTTTACCACTGTTACGTATAAAGGAATAGGTTCAAAAGAACCTGTTCTAGATAACTCATAACATGCTCCTGTACTTACACGATATCCTAAGGTACGTAATGGTACACTACTCCAACCTGTACCATGTAGCGTATGCTTTATTATATCATTATATGACTTACCATATGAAAACGATTGTGATGGATTAAATCTACCTGCATTTTTCATATTAGGTAACGTATGCTCTATACTTCTATGTACTGCATCTTTTAAGACCTCTAAAGATTTACGCATGAATTTTTTTGCTATATTCTGCATTATATTAGTCTTAGTTTCATACTTTTTTATCTTACGTTGATTATCTGGTAGACAAGCTAGGCGCATAGATGTATCAAACATAAAACGAATAGTATAAGAAGATATATTTAATTTACTCTGTAATATAGTCATTTGGTTTTCTAGAGCTCTAAATAAATAAGTATTACAGCCGTGTCTTCTACGAGGTCTACTTCCTGTAGTTAACGCTAAAGTTGCGGGTAAATCAATAGCATGTACAGGAGTATATTCCTGTTTCTCCGTATTGGCTAGTATAAATGTATCTACTTTATCCACTAATATAGTCTTCCAACTACTATTATTATGGCTTAAATGTATTCTATTATCTCCTATATTTTTTATATTTAACATTTATTATTGTTTTAAGTTAATACTTCTTCTGGTTCCGCTACTGGAATTGCTATGGCTTGTACATTTAACAGAGGTAGTTCAAAGTCAGTTCTAAAATCTACTGCTCTAAGGTCTGCATCTATATATCTGTTAGCCATATAGTTATTTAAACCTGCTACCATCATAGAAGCTATAAAAGCTCCACAATGACTAGTGGCTTTAAAGGAACATGGTGCATCTTCCACCTCAGCATCATCAAACAACTCTGCTCTGTATGCTTCCTCTTCTCCTTTTTGTACTAAGAATATCATACCTGTTTCTGCAAGCATTCTACCATCTACAAATAACTCTCTGTCTTCTTCTGCTGCCCATTTCTCAAACATAACTTTCCTTGCAGTCATGTTATCAAAGCAACTAAATATAATTGGAGCTACCATACTGTCTTCAGCATATAGTCCATTTACATTTACAGTACTACCAGAGAATTGTCTTACTAACTCTGCTACTGCATTCTCTTTTCTTTGTCCAATTGCACTAATAGGATACAGTTGTCCTGCCATATTAGTATCATCTACTACATCATTATCGTAGATATGTAAAGTGTGACCAATTCTGGATAGCAATAATGCTACCCAAGAACCAATTCCACCTACACCTCCAACTATGATATCTTCAGGACCTGCCTTATACCAGGCAGCGTCACTGAATCTTGCTTTTTTATTATCTATGTTGCTACTGCTGTCCATTCTGCTAAATTTTCTATATTAGTTAATTGCGTAACCTTCTTTTTGAAGTCAGCGTCTATTTTGATGCTTGTATATACATCTAACATGTTATCCATACATTGATACAAATACGTATCTACATATGTTTCACACACTTTTAAAATCCCAATTGATACACAGAATAAATCTAATTGAGTAGGTACTGGAACATTAAAGTGAGTAGCTAAAAATTTCTCAAACTCCTCTTCCATTACATCTACTAAAAACTCTATCTCTACTTCTGATGATTCTCCTATTGTTTTAAATAGTTGAGTAATTGTTGTTTCTGCACCTTCATTTAGGTTAGTTGATATCAACTTACACACAAATGGATATATTGCAGCTATACTGTAACTCCCAGCAGTTCTTTTTGAACTACTTTGTTAGGTGGTAATTGGTTAAATAATGAAGGAGCAACACCTGCTCTTGCATCCCAATCACTCCAATCCATTTTAGTTGCTTTCTTCTTTTTCAAATTAGCACCTTTAAAACGCTGTTGATGCATAGAAGTACCATTATAATGTCCTGGAGGAGTATATCTATAAGGAGTAGCTACTACTTTAGGTTTACAAATCTCTGTAACTCTATCATAGAAAGGTTTCATCTCATCTGCAATAATTAAATCACAATCTATAGTATATAATATAGGAGTAACTTTATTTACTACTTCCTCTACTGGTTCTCCAAATCCTAACATATTAAGAATAGAGTTTTTAGTTCTAACAATAGACCCTACTGAAGTCTCTTCTCCTACAAATGCTACTTTAGCCATCCATAATCCTGGTTCCTTATAGTTTACAATTAAACTTAAGTAATAGGCGTGATTTGGCGCATTCTCATGTAATTCAGACATATCAGTACCACTAAAAAAAGTATCCATACTGTGATGAGTATGAATATGTCCTAATCTCTTATCATCTAACATTGCATCTGTATACTTATCAAATGAATAAACATCATCTGTATCAAAGTCATACTCAGTATAAGAACCTGTTCCTACATCCATAAGGATAAAATCATCTGCTTCTAATTTCCAATTTCCTGGGTCTTCTACTCCACCTGATACTGTTTTATACATTAAAACACCACTCCATTCTGTATTCCTGGTAACTCTTTGATGTAGGTAATGAATCTTCATCATCACTTCTTTACCTAAAGTTAACTCTGCCTTACCTGTAACAGGTATAACAGTTCTACTATGTACTTTTTTATCGTCTACTAAACTCATATTTTAATTTTTAAATAATAATTATTAATCTCTTTTTCTAATTCTTGTTGTACATATGTAGTTATATCTCTATGCGGTACTTTGCTTACTGCATCAGTTTTTGAATTAGGGTCTATAACTTCATCTACTTGACACCTAATGTTCTCTGATTTAAATACCATAAAAGGTTCTTGACAGCTATTTGCTGCTCTAATTTTAGTATTTAACTCTGGTATGTTATTACCTGTAACTATATTAGAATATACACCCAGTTCATTTTTATATTGATAATATGGAGTATGTGGTATTAACCCTATTTCTAACTCATCTACATTTGCTAATACAAATTTAGCTGAAGTAGTACTTTTATCTAACTCTAACTTCATATTGTATGTCATAGTACGTAACAATGACATATATGCCTCCTTTCTATTTGATGTAGCAGGGGCATTATTCAAACGTGATGAACTTCTATTTATAGATATATTATGCATACTCATATAAGGTCCTCCTTCGCTAGATTCCCAATCAACATATGAATGTAAATGTAGTAGTGTTGAAGCAAATAGTTCTTCATTCCACTCATCTAGTACTAAGTTGTTAGCTAACCTAATTAGTTCTGTACCTCCACCTAAGCAGAAAGCACCATATCTTGTTATCTTAGATGTACCTCTATCCCTATCTATCCCACTAGGAGATAAGTGGGAATGTACATAACTACTAAAATACTCTGCACCAGTTAACTTACCTCTTACACCATAAATATTACTTTGATGGTGCATACTAGCAGTAAAACACATACTTACATATAAATCTTGTATAACATGTGAATCATTACTACTGTTAGTCATAGTGAGTTTAGGAAAAAGGATAGTTAAAGTATATACAGCTGAATTATTAGGTCTACCTAAATAATCATTATCTATACACTTTTGAAAGTCCCAAGCACCAGGATGATATTCCTCTGTTAATTCTTGAGTTCTTCTAATTCTTTTTTCTATAGTTGTTTCTAGTTTTTCTACTACAACTTCTTCCTTTGTAGGTTCCTTTATAGGTTCCACTACGTGTATATCTATATCTGCTATGGATTCTACTACCACTGGATTGGTAGCAGTACCACTTATTACTCTTGTATTACTATCATCAGCTAATATGGCTTCTAGTAATGCAAAATCATCTTCTTCTGCCATCTTACTCTGTTTTAAAAATTAAAAAAAGAGGAGCATTTTGCCCCTCTTTATGATATATGAAATACTAAATAGCTGCTTGAATAGCATCTAGTTGCTCCAATAGTTCTGTGTAATGAGTTGTTACCTCATTTCCACTCTTCACCTTTCCAGGTGTAAGGAATAATACAAAGTCACCTGTAGGTAGTACTGCAGCAGCACTATCATATGTTACTTTGGAAACTTTCTCCATAGCTTTCATATTATTGCTATCAATACTGTTAGCCCCTAATTCTGTTTGTAATTCTCCCCAAGTTGTTGCACCTGAGTTTAATTCTGTTTTACCGTCAATCTTTGTTGAAACAATTGTAATTTTTCTCATCTTAATTTGTTATTTTATCCATAAATAATGAATAAATCTCCTCTATTTGGGTAAATTTATTCTTGTTAATAATGAAACTTTCTCCTGTTACAGAGTTGTCTCTTTCTTTTTTGGCTTTATCATAAGCCTCTTCTAATAATATTCTCTCTCTACCAGAGAATTCATTAGGTTGGTATCCTATTACACGTTCTATCTTTTTAAAAATCTCTATATCTGTCATAGTTTATAATTAAAATTTAAGTAGTAATACAAATTAACTTTCAAATCAACTTTATAAATACTAATGAGTAGTCCCTTACTCATGGCATCACTACTTAAACTATTTGGATAGTAAACACTAGTTTCCTATCTTCTTCTTCTACCCAATGGTATCTTTTCCTACCACTCTCTATTACATAGTCAGGGCTATCATCAGGGATAACTCCACATTCCTGTAAAGCATCCTCAAAGAATTTCTCTAACAACCACATATTAGACACATCAGGCATCATTTTTCTCTTTACTTCATATATATCACATGAAATAGATAGAAATTTACCTTCTGGTATATCTATAGGTGTTAGTTGCTCTTTAATATAATTAGAGAAGTAAGTATGATAATACTTAGCAACAGTTTTACGCATACGCCAATTCATCATGGCATTATACAAATCCTGTCCATTCATAACCCAAAGGTTAGGTTTTCCAGCAGATTTGGTATTCTTTAGAAATCTCTCTTCCTCTTCATCACAACAAAATATCTTAGTGCCCCTTATAAGTGGGTTTATTCTTAATCTATTTTTGTGTTTAATAGGTAGTTTATCTCTATCCTTCCATTCCCAATACTTAGGATTTGTTTTAGCAGCTTTCTGATAACTACTAACCCAATTAGGAATTGTTACTTGATATCTTCCCAGCATAAGTCTATATAATTAGTTAATAATTCATAGTTATACTTCTTCACATAATCAGCGCAATCTTTAGTATCTTGAGGCAATATAAAGTACGGTATCCCTATCAAACTGTTAAGTTTAATAGCTGATTTAATTCCAGGTGTATCATTATCAAATAATAAAACCACTTTCTTGAAACGTAGTAATAGGGCATCATAAAACTCTTGTTTTATAGTAGATGATTCACTTGGTGGATTAATAGCTGGGATTCCCAGCCTTCTAAGCACCAATACATCTTTATAAGACTTTGTTATTATTAGCCTATCCCCTGTTTCAGGGAGTTGGTCATATCCTTGATAGTCATCTGGACCTATGTTAGTAAAGAATTTAGCCTTTACATTATAAGGTTGATATATTTTCCACAATTCCCGTCCATCTCTAAACCCCTGGTAATAACCATAGGCAGTTGAGTCAGCTCTAAAGTACATGTTATTTAACCAAAAAGCGTCAAGGGGGTAAACTCTACCCACCTCTAACTCTTTTACAGTTAATTCATACTGTGTATTCCAAAACTCCTTATCAAAATTATTCCACTTACGTGCTCTAATCTTAATATCAGCAGGAGTTGTCTCTATTTTAGATATATCTACATTATAAATAGTAGAAGCTGTAGGAGTATATTCATAGCTAGGCATATCTGAAACTAAATCCAGAGCAAAATCTCTATTAACTATCTCTAATGCTTCAAAATAGTTACAACTATATCTCTGCATCACGTAACTAAAACAATTTAATGCTCCAGTAACTGCATAATCTTTATAAAGTAAATCTGTATTACCTTTAAAAACTACACAAGTAGGTTTTTTATCTGCTCTTAATTCACTCTTAAATGCTCTACCCACATCAACAAACCCTACGATATACTTCTTAAATATATCGTAGGAGTTAATTAATGCTAGAATATTATCCTTGTTAACTACTTTTTTCCCGTACATGACGGTTAGTTAGTTATACTAAAATACAGGCTCTTCTGCCTCTCCTTCTACTGCTGCACCTGCTGCAACTGTTGTTGCTGCTGGAATAGAATAGATATCATATTTAGGATTAGTTTTCCCAATAGTTGTAGGTGTTGTACCATCCAACTCAATATAATTTGGAAAATTAGGAAGATTTGGATAATAAGCATCTTTTGACTTATTATGCTTTAAAATAACCTTCATGGTAAATTTCTTACCTGCTGCTGAAGGAATTACCTTAGTAGCAATGTTATTAATAAATGATGCAAAGTCAGATGACCCGTCTACTGCTGCATAGTAAGCATCTTCACTTACAATTTTAGTACAAATGTGTACCATAGTTGTATTAAGATTCTTCATTGCCCAATCTTCACTAGAATCAAAGAACATTACTCTAAAAATAGCACCTGATGCTTGTTTAAAGGTTAATACTGCTCTGCTATCTAGTTTGTTTCCGTCTTTATCTTCAGCCATTGCTAAAGATACGATTTCATTACCTACTACTCTCTCTCCTGTTGTAACTGGCATTGTACCATTGGCACTAATTGCCTTCCCCTCACTGTCTGTTCTTGAACCGTAACTCATAATTTTACTTTTTTATTTATTATTAAAATGAACCATCTACTTGTGGTTCCTCTAT